CCGAGCGAATCCCTGTATCGGATGTTAATGCAAGCCGCAGGGGCTAAGGATGGGACACCTGCCGAGAATTTCATTGAAGAGTTCTCAGCGTTCGTTGATAAGAACCTTGTGATATTTGATCAGTTAGATACCGTGAAGCCTGAGCGCGTCCTGTCCATCATCCACTACTGTGTTAAAGAACTGGGCTGCAAGTATGTCTTCGTTGATTCCCTCGCGAAATGTGGCACTGGCTTTCAAGATTATGTAGCCGAGACAGAGTTCGTCAACAAATTACAGCACTGCGCCAAGACTTTGGATGTCGGGATTATCTTAGTGGCTCACATTCGGAAGCCCCCACAGGCAGATGACAATTGGATACCCGACAAGTATTCCATTCGCGGGGCAGGTACGCTTACCGACATGGCTGATAATGTGTTGTTAACCGCTAGCAACGCGAAGAGAAAACAACTCAAGGAATTAGCCAAGATGACCGAGTTAGATGAGAAGCAGCAGGAATATTTATCTAAACATAAAGACCAAAAGCTGATTGTAGCGAAGCAAAGGCACAGCGGTGGATGGGAAGGCACATACAATTTTTACTTTCACGACAACAGCTTACAGCTAACCGAGCAGGAGGATCGGCCTCGCAGGTTTTATTTCGACACAATTGTTGACAAGGATATTTAATCTATATTACGATGGTTACACATTCTGAGGAGGATGACATGAAATACATCAAAGAGTGGCTCGCTGAGCCAACAACCGCAACACAATATCTTATTGACGGTGACATCGATTGGGACGTAGTCCCACTAGCTGACATCGATCAGATGATCTTCTCTGTACTGCATGACGCAGATGCGAACGAGTATCTGTGTGACATCATGCTCTATCACGCCGACCCCGAAGTCCTGCGCGGCTGCATCCATAAGCTAATCACGAACAAAGCTGACACGCTTACTTACTCTGTTATTTTCAGGGGTGAGATGCGTGAGGCTGTCCTGTCTTTCATTAGGGATGTTGCCACTCGCGAGATTGGTATAGCCGAGACCGCGCTAGCTATTTACGGTCACGAGTATGAGACTACCGAACAGGCCATGCACCGCATTCGCGATGACATGCACGAACAAGCATATTTCTAGGGGGATACCATGAAACAATCTGAATCAATAGCAAACCTAGCAGCCGCGATGGCTGCGGCACAGGGCGAGATGGGCGCAGCAGTCAAAGGCTCATCAAATCCATTCTTCAAATCTAAGTACGCCTCACTAGGTGATGTGATCGAGGCGGTCAAAGCCCCGTTTGCAGCCCACGGACTAAGCTATGTGCAGTTCCCTGTAAGTGGTGAGGGTTCTGTAGGTCTGGCTACTAGGCTGATGCACTCCTCTGGCGAGTGGCTAGAGCAATCGTTCTTTATCCCTCTCGCGAAGATGGATGCCCAGTCTGTCGGGTCGTGTCTATCGTATGCAAGACGCTATAGTTTGCAAGCCATAGCAGGAACTCCGTCCGAGGATGACGATGGCAATGCTGCATCTGCTAAGCCTAAGCACCCTTCACATCCCGCAGCGAAACAGTCTGCGCCGGATTTCTTCTAATGAGAAGGGATGTACGATGCGAGACTTGCAAAGCGTTGGTAGCGCCGCAGTACTACCCGTTCTGCAAGCCTTGCAAGGATCTAATAGACCTAACTAATAAATTGTGGAGTACTCATGCGAATAATAGATTGCGAACAGGGCAGTGATGCGTGGTTGTCAGCTAGGCTAGGTGTCCCATCGGCCTCACAGTTTTCTAAGATAGTCACCGGAAAGGGCGGCAAGTCTACACAGGTTGAGGCTTACATCAATCAGCTAGTCGCTGAAGAGCTAACAGGCGAGACCACTTTTGTCTACGTCAACGAACACATGAAGCGTGGCACGGAATTAGAACCAGATGCGCGTGAATTGTACGAAGCCCTGACAGGGAATACTGTTCAGGAGGTGGGATTCTGTCTGCACGATACTGTTAACGCAGGTTGTTCGCCAGACGGATTAGTGGGGGATGATGGCGGTTTGGAAATCAAATGCCCTGCCCCTGCTACGCATGTTGAGTGGGTGAAGGCAGGAGTCATGCCTTCTAAGCACTTGCAGCAGATCATGGGTTGCTTGTGGGTCACAGGCAGATCGTGGTGGGATTTCATGTCCTATCACCAGACCATGAAACCTTTGATCGTTCGTGTGGAACGCGATGAGGAGTACATAGCAGCATTGGCAGAACATGTAACCAATGCGTCATTAAAAATCAAACAAGATGTTAACCAATACTTTCAGTAGGAGAATACGATGAGTGATTACGATGATACAAACCGTGGCGCACTGTTCAAAAACGAGCGCAAAGAGATTGAGACACACGCTGACTACAATGGCACGATCAATGTAGGTGGTCAGGAGTACTGGCTGAACTCGTGGCTCAAGGAATCTAAGAACGGCAAGAAGTACATGAGCCTTTCTGTTAAGCCGAAGGATGCTCAGTCTGCGCCCGCCCCCAAGGTGGAGGTTGCTTCAGAAGATATGCCCTTTTAATTTATCGGGGGCGCAAGCCCCCTTATCCTTGGAGGATGATATGTTATTTTTTAATTCACAGAAGAAAGAAGAAAGGCCCATCAGAAACCAACCCAGTAAAACAGGCGCTCGCAGACAGCTTGCTGTATACATTCCTGAAGAGCTGTACAACTCTATTCAAATGCAAAAAATTAAACTTGGCAGAACTGCTACAGATATTGTAATAGAAAGCCTTGCTCTAAGCATGGAGTTTCTTGAGCCACAAGAAAGGATGACCGCAGAAAAGCATAAGTCTTTAATGGATGACATTGCTAATGCTCAGCCGCCAGAAGAGTCAGCATCTAGTTACGCAATAGAAAAGGATAAGCCTTTGAAGCCTAGAGCTTCAAAAGCAAAGTCTGCGTATGCGATAGAAGCAAATGTTTCTTTGCCAGTGGTCAACGAGTCTTTGGGTAGCGGCTTACGTCGTATTATGTCCCCCGTAATAAAGAAGATGAAGTCTGGCGAGTCTATTGTTGTCAGTACTCAACGTGAACGTCAAATTTTCTGGGATGTAAGCAGATCACTAAGGAAGGGAACTGCTACTCGCTCAATAAAAGATGGCGAAGATACGAAGTTTCGCTGTTGGATTATTTAAGGAGAGCTGCATGCCTATTCATATAGGTAAGGCAATCAGAACTGCTCATTCCATCGCGGGTATTAGACATATTAAAGTAGCGCAGCAGATAGGCGTGAGTGCAGCTAACTACTCGCACTCACTGACCCAACAGGGTATGCAGGTTAAACGCTACAAAGAAATATGTGACGCGCTTGGCATGAGCATGGATGATGTATTGAAAATAGGAGAAGAGTATGCTGACGGCGACTCAGACTAACCAGCAAGTCAGAGATAGATTAGAGAAAGACTTGGAGTTGTTCTTCAGCAAGGGCGGGGAAGTTAAACACTTCCCTCCCTGCACCTACTCTAATCATGTACTAACAGAGAAGCAGCGGTTCGATGCTCGCTTCGGTCAGAGGGGGCAGAAATGACTGATATAAATCAGGGGGATTTCTGGGTGGTAGATGACAGGCGTTCTCTTGAAGCCTTCATCAAGATGATGACCCAGATGTACGAGGAGAAGAAGTATCTAACACTCAAGATCAAGGGTGGCAAGACCAGAACCTCAGCTCAGAACAACGCATTACATGTGTACTGCCGACTGCTAGGTGAGAAGCTGAATGACTCAGGGTTTGATATGAAGCGAGTCATCAAGCAGGAGGTGGATATACCGTGGTCACCCTCTCTCGTGAAGGAGTACCTGTGGAAGCCCATTCAAAAGATCGTAGCTAACGAAGATTCTACCGCGAAGGTAGGGTCGGATGATTACCACAACACTTACTCTGTACTGAGCCGACATCTCAGTGATAAGTTCGGGGTGTTCGTTGAGTTTCCGAGTAAGCGCAAGTGATTATCTTTGATGACTTTGCGCGCGCCTTAGAGGAGGCAGAGTGGTGCGCGAATGATGAGCGGGTTTTGTATTATGTATTCTTATTCAATGACAAATTCGTGGTGCGCAAGAAGCACGGAGGCTCACCTAAGCCTAAACGAAAACACATAGAGGTGGGGTTTCACCACAAACAAGCAGGGAGAAAGCCTGATGCTTGAGGTCATATGCATAGCAATGGCTATTTACTTTGAGGCTAGGTCTGAACCCTTGGATGGGCAGGTCGCAGTAGCTAATACCATCATGAATCGTGTGGTATCTCCTAAGTTCCCCGATACTCCTTGTCGGGTAGTCAAACAAGGCAGGACATGGAACGGTCACATGCTCCGTAATCAGTGCCATTTCAGCTATTACTGCGATGGTAAGCCAGAAGTAATACTAGACCAAGGGGCATACACGTTAGCCCTCAGTATTGCCCTAAATCACCCCCGTTTGGTGGACATTTCGGGTGGTTCTACATACTATCACCGAGATGATGTTGATCCGTACTGGGTTACTGGGCTTACGGTGCAACGCAAGATAGGTCGGCACTTATTCTACAGCGAGCAATGATATGACTATTCAAGATATTGGGTTTTACGAAAAGCCCGAAGATGTTCAGGCAGTTCTTAAGGTCTACCCTGTCACATCCAAACTCTTCAGCCTCGCGCTGATTAAGATTAGGTACGACAAGATGGACAAGGCTAGTCAGATCAGGGCTGAAAAAACCATGCTCGCGATGAGTGACGGGAGGTCTTGGGATGACAAGAGCCGTAGCGAGACGAGTTAAACGCAAGTCCAAACCTAAGACTAAGACCTCGGCACAGCTCAAGCAGGAGTGCTACAGGGCGATACAGAAGCTCGCGAGGATAGCTGCGGCAGATGATCAAGGTTATTGCTCTTGTGTCTCCTGCGGCGTTACAAAGCACTACAAGGACATGCAGGGTGGACACTTTATCCCCAAGGGCAACTCGTCTTACTGGGCATTGGAGATAGAGAACATCCATCCGCAGTGCGCAGGGTGCAACATGTGGGGTATGAGGCATGGTTCTGCTGCTCAAGAGTATACGATGTGGATGGAAGACATGTACGGAAGAGACTTTGTCAAGGACATGATTGCCAAAAAGTCGTCCCCTGTGAAGCGATACAAGGCAGATTACGAGCAACTTTTAGCGGAGTTTACCGAGCTTATTCGTAAGCACGAGAGGAGGATCGCATGAATTTCTATCAGGCTGTTGCCGAGCTAGCCAAAACACATGGCAATGCTCGTAAGAATCTACACAACCCACATACCGAACAGAATGCGTTGGTGGAAGACCAAGACCCAATCGGCATGATGGGCGAGCTATACTTCGCTCTGATGTACGGTTACGCAGCAGACCTAAAAGAAAAAATCTCAGGGGATGATGGTTACGATTTCACAATTCCGCTAAAGTTTACAGTAGATATAAAGACAACGGTTAAAACGCCGAACGCTAAGAATTTATTCGTCAAGCAAGGCACGGTCAAAGCTGACATATACGTCCTCGCGATGTACGATGATGAGAAAGTAGACTTACTTGGGTGGGCTTGGGGAAAAGAATTACTAGCAATTACCCCTCGCGACTTTGGTAGGGGTAATATTAACCACTATATACCCATAGAAAAGCTAAGACCTATGGACTCGTTAACCGTAAGGATGTAAGTAATGGACGAAGAAATCTACATAGAGATGGTGTCTTCAGACGAAGCATACGAGTGGCTAAACGACATGGTGCAAACCCTTGAGGGTCATGACCGTGATGTCATAGGCACAATAGCTTTGATGCTAGAAGACCTGACCGAGTTCGTAAACAAGAATGAGTTCATGAAGAAACATTTCATGCAGTTCATTGAGGATAAACATGACAGCGAGGAGTTACTACATTGAGCGCAACAGACCATCAAGTGGCAGGTGACCACTACAAGAAGCTAAAGATTCAACCTATTGAATACATCCTCGCGAATGAGATGCAGTTCTGTGAGGGAGCTATCATCAAGTACATCTCTCGATGGAGAGACAAGGGCGGGGTAGAAGACCTGCGCAAGATTAAACACTTCTGTGATTTCTTGATTGAGAACGAGGTTAAGGAAGCACCCCTCGCTGACATGAGCGAGAGGCGCGTCCCTAAGTTTTAGTCTTCTAATATGTCTTTTATTCTCTTTGCTTCCCTAGCCCCAAGCAAAGTATCTTGGATGAGTCTTCCGTATGGAGGCAACCTCTGTAGAATTTGAGAAGTTTCCGGATCAAACTTTTCTCCCTTGTAAATAGATTGCAACTCTTCAGCAATTCCATCAAACAAATTGATTGGAGGCATAATTGCTTCTGCTACAGCCGAGACTGGTTTACCTTGCTTAACTCGGTTTTCAATCACCCATTGCGAAGTACCCATTAATTTAATTGCGTTGGCTACCATTTGATCAGGCATATCTTCTATCCTGATTTCGTCTCCGCGAGAAATGAAATCCTTTACCTCTTGCACTGTAGCGCCAGATAAAGGCAGTATGGTGGCGTATGCTATAAACTTCTTCATGCCTTCCACTGGGTTTCCGTCAGTAAACTCGTGGATAATTTCTCTTCTCATTACATCAAACTGCTTAATGGTGAAAGACTTAAGAGCATAAAAAACCCTACCACTGTCAGCTTGCAGATATCGTAATGGCATTTCTGATAAGGATACTGGTTGAAAGTTTGCAAGCTCGGCAAACGCTAACATCTTAACGTTGTCCGTAATCTCTCCAGACCTTAAGTCAGACATCAACAAATCAAATTCATCTCCGAATGTTTTGCCAAACCTTTTCCTTAACTGTTCAACTCCTTTATTTGTTAATGCTTGTTTCTGAAACTTGTTGTAAGCAGCGTTAACAAGAGTTTCTTTACCAAATTTATCTACCGCTTTGAATCCACTCCAAGTAAACGTAAAGTCTAACGCTTTCGCCATCTTTCCTACTGTTCCGATTTCAGCAGAAATTAATTGGTCAGACAGCAGGTCTTCAATTTTAATCTTTGGTCTTTTTACAACAGACTTTAAAGTTGGCAGAAGTCCGTTTGCAAACACAGACATCCCCAAGTCTGCAATCTGAGTCAAAGCAGACATAGGGTTAGCAATGGTCATTTGATAGATTAAATTTTTAGCTATGTTAGCGCCTGTTCCGGTCTGCCTTTCTCCCATTCCAAACCGAGCTTCAAGCAACTCCTTAAGTTTGCCAAAGTCTTCTGATGACATTCTCTTGCCGGTAATTTCTTGCGCTATTAATTTGTCCACAGAATCGGAAAGGTCTATGCTTTTGATTCCTTTCTGCGTAGCAGCTTCTCCGAAAAATTTTCTTTTTTCTATTCGTGCCACGGAGTCAGAGATATGCTCAATCAATGCCTCTTGAGGCGCTTTGTATTGCTGTATAACATTGTCGTCTAGCCTTACTTTTCTTGACATGCTTGCCAAAGACTTTTCTGTTAGCTTTCCGTACTGCCTACCTTTTAAAACCTGAGCTACAACCTCTTCAGCTTCAATCTGTGGCAAAGCATTAACGTCTTTTATGCCTAGTTTTTTGGCTCGATCTGACAATGCTTTATCAATAGGAACTTTATATTCTTTTCCTATTGAGTTTAAAAAGTCTTTATAACTAGCAATCTTTAAAGGGAAATAATTGTCTATTGATTTAAATTCATAACCCGATCCGATAAGCTCGTCTTCAATATCTTTAAGTAAAAGTTTTGTATCATCTACAATTTGTGGCGCAGCAGAATCGTACTTAGAAAGTATTGCTTTAGCTCCGTTAAAATCTTCACTTCCAAGATGCCTGTTTACTTGGTTAACAACCTTGGTCGGCAAGCTTTTCATTAAAGCAACGAAAGGCTCTGCTCTTTTAATGTAGCTAGAAGTCTTGACCCCTACAGCTGCATCATGCTTCTTGAGTCTTCCTCCAACCATAGGGTTAATTCTCGCAACGTCCGTAGACAATACGCCAACAAAATCCCTTGCTGTTTTAACTACAGCATTTGAAGCTGTAAACGGATTCAAAGCATTAGCCTCATCTGTAGCCAAAGCCAATGCCTCTGCTTTTGTGGCGGGTATATTAACGTTAAAGTCTGATTGAATCTGTATGTCTTTTAACTCGTCAAGACTTAATCCTGTTTTCTGTTGTATGAAAGGTAGAACCTCATCAAATGAGGTTGCAGTGTTGTCAGCTTTGTTTGCCACAAAGTCATTAATAATAGCCTGTATCTCAAACATTTGTTCATTTGCTTGAGCCTGAACTTTAGGAGAAGACCTGCTAATTAAAGCTTTCTTTACTCCCCGCCCAAGAGCGTTTAATCCGCTCG